TGGTAGCACCTTTTATATTCTTATAGTAGTTCTTATATTCTTTGACGATGTCCAGGGCAATCAACTTTTTCATGTGTTGCCCAACAGCCTGCCTGGTGATGCCCAGGTCGCTCCCTATTCGATCCAGGGACACAAAACTACTCCCTGATTTATTACAATATGACGCCAGGCAGATCAATACCCTCAGCATGCCCAGGGTGATTTTTTTTGTCTTCAGAATGGACAACGGCAGAACACAAAACTTCCTCTGATCTGGTTGCTCTACTTCCCTTTTAATCTGTGGCTTTTCTGGTATTTCATACATGACATATATTATAAAGTATAAACATACCCCTGCAACCTGGGTGCAACCTGGGTGCATCCTGGATGCAAAAAAAGACTTGCAACTGATATAAATGTGATATAACATGGGAGATGTAGTAATTTATTTTAACTTTATATAAGGAACTTAATTATGAATAACTTAACAACAAGCCCTACTACTGTGGCGGATGAGCTCGACAGCTTCGAGCGTGTAGGTGAGTCACACTTCCAGGGCAGGTCTGAATATTTAAGCAGCGTCTTAGATCGTATCGAAAGCAGCGACCCTGAAATCTCAGAAGCAGCGTACGAAGAATTATACAACTATGGACTCTGCCTGGACTATGTCCCTCCGTTTACATTTGATGGACAGCGTGCAGGATATTGGAGGTGGCAGTTATCCTGGGGCGGTCCCTCGGATGAGTTTCGCATTTATGTAGATGACGACGCTAACATCAGAGAAATTATCTATGTTTTTCAGGATTGGTACCAACACACAGAGCAATCTGTCTGGCATCGTGACGACATCCTCCAGGCTGTAGATATAATCATGGAAGGGGTGATCTAATGAGCTATAGCATCGTATTAATTAGACATCTCACTCCAGAACTTCGAGAAGAAGTCAAAAAGAAGTTTAAATCCTGGATCAGATCACACGAGGGGCATAGAAGCATTCTTGGGCTTGATGTATGGCATAGTTTCGAGCTAAACAATGGGGGCTATGTAGACATTCATTTTATCTATGATGAGAAACTGAGCTTGTATCTATACCCATGTGATGAGATATATGAAGAGGACAAGGGCGAGCTGACAGAAGCCTGGGTCACAGCAAGCAAAACCCAATACATCCCAATAGAGGATGAGGAGCTTGATGGGTTACTTCCTCAGTCCATCATTGAATATGTCAAAGAGCAAACGGAGGTGGTACTATGATTGACTTTGTTATCTTTGGTATTGTGGACAATGCTGTCATGATCGCAGGGGCGTTTACTGGGGTGGAGGTTGAAAAATACCTCCCAGAACGCTTTAAAATGGGCTTGCTAATGCCTATTGTCGGTGCAGGCATAGGCAACATGACTAGCGACTTCCTGGGTGGCGTATTCGCTATGAATGCCCCACTCGCTATAGGATCAGCCCTGGGTTGCTTCCTGGCATTAGCCCTGATCCCTCTATTTAATCTTAAATTCAAACTAGGAGCATAACTATGAAAATCACCTATAAAACAATCCCAGTCTCTTTGTTAGACACAGACTCGCAAGCAATCTATGAAACTCAAGTAAACCAGATCGTTCAAGGAAGAGAAGAGGTTATTCTCGAAGATGATCCAGAATGGGAGGAGTACGACCGTACAATCTATTTTACTCTAAATATCACTGAGGAGCTTCATCCAGGGATGCACCTGGGAGACGGCTACTACCTGGTAGATTTTCAGGAGGATGATGCTACCTTTAGAACGTTTGAATATGTGGGTCAATATGAACGTGAGATAGCCTAGTCACGCTGACGAGCTTTAAGTAAGCGAAACGCCAGGGATGGCGTCCGTGACATAACAAACTTAGGAGTAATTATGAAATCACAAAATGATCTATTTCATGGTGATGAGGACATCACAGACAAGCCCAGGAAGTACCTGGTTACAATGAGCGAAGTCGTACAGTACGAGGTTGAAGTTGAAGCAATGGACGAGGAAGAAGCTCAAATCAAGGCTCATAATGAGCTAGTAGACAGCTACGAGCTCGAGAACTATTCGACACGCTTAACAGGGTTCCAGACGGATAGCGTCAAACCCATCAGCGACAGCCCACAGCAAAACTACAATTATTCTTTAAACTATGGAGGAACAGACTAATGGAGCCAGACATCAAAGATAAAATGATGGCAGTAGTCATCTTAATTGTTTGTTTTTCTTTAATCCTGTGGTTGGGTGTCATATGAATTTAATCATTAAACATCAATTCATTCAGGGGCTTTTTGAGCCGTCCAAGATGCACCTGGACGACGACGAGCAAGACGACAGAAACAACATCAAAATTGCAGAGGGTCTGAAGTACTATGATCATATTGCTGAGGTATTACAAGGGCAAATTAGTAGACTCGCAGTGGATGGCAAAATCAACTATACGAAGCTTGCAAAAGTGTTGACAAACAAGGGCTATAAAACTAGGTTTTACAAGGATTTTAGCTATGCAAGTGCACGTATGACTGTTTTAAAACTAAAAAAGGAAGGCAAATTATCATGGTAGGAAAAGTAACACCATACACAATATTAACGGGCACAGGAGTGCCTGTTTTATTGCACAAAAACAACTGGAAGAATGCAAACGAGCTTTTGCAGGAAGCCTTTAATGCAGTACAAGGGCACGAGCCTGAATCTATTGACATCGGGGATCCTGGATATTGGGGCAATAAGTTAGAGCCTACAATAGCCCAGGAAGCCTGTGTTCGATTAGGTTTAGGCAATCCAAAGACAAACTACGAAGAAGCAATCTATCACAAGGATCTGCCCCTGGCAGTAAGTTTAGATGCAACAGTGGCAGGTGATGGCAAGACTAGATCAACAGACATTGATAAGAATATTATCTGTATGAATGCTGATGAGGTGGTCTTTGATGGCCTGGGATGCCTGGAGTGTAAACTCACAGGTGCTGAAGTCGAAAACGAGCCATCAGAATATCGTGGAGTTTGGCAATTACAAGCTCAAATGATGTGCACAGGCTGTAAGTGGGGCGTTTTAGCTACGCTTTACAAGGGCACGATGCTTAAACTCTTTGTCTACACAGCTGATAAAGAGATGCAACAGATTATTGCAGATCTTGCTATTGACTTTGATCGACGTGTACAAAAATACAAGGATAACCAGGAAACTGAATGGTATGACTTCACCAGTACCAAAGAAGCATCCAAAGTATTTGACGAAGCAAGCGATACAATGATAGAGTTACATGATATGGAAACGATAGCAGAACAGATCGTAGAACTTAAACAAGACATACAAGCAAAACATGCTGAGCTCGATGAGTTACAAGCTCAGATCATGGAGCGTATGAGGGATAGTAAGCGAGCAGAAGCAGGTAGTTATACAATCTACTGGCCTATGTTGAATTACAAGGGCACAGCTGAACGTGTTGTACCTGCTAAGCCTGCTTACTCTGTGAGACAATCTAAATTAAGGATTAAATACAATGGATGATAAACAATTTGATGACATTATTATGGAAGCGTTTGCAAGACTACAAGCAGAAGAGGATAAGGTGCTTGATATACGTGAAGCTGCATTTAAAAAACGATTAAAAGAAGCATTAATTAAAGAAGGAATTTTATCATGATGGAAAATATAGGTTATGAAGCGGCAGACTTCTGGTATCACCAACAACTGCTTGAACAACAAGAGCAGATTGAACGTGAGATGGATTATGCTGCATTTATAGAAATCATCACCAGACGTATCAGAAGCAAGACACGTCGTAATCAATTAGTTAAACTTTATACTGGAGAAAACAATGGAAGCACAGAAAACCTCGGGGATTGCTAAGGCATTTGTAGACGCACAAAAAGAGTTTGCCCCAGCTCTTAAAACATCAACTAATCCACACTTTAGATCAAAGTACGTGGATTTATCAGGCTGTATCGAAGCTGTGATTGATGCATTACATAACCATGGTATTGCATTGATACAACGCACGCACGAATGTGATACAGGGATTAAATTAGAAACTATATTCTTACATGAATCAGGTGAGCAAATGACTGGTGGTCTGTTGCATGTGCCTGCTGATAAAAATACACCACAAGGGTATGGATCAGCCTTAACATATGCCAGGCGTTACTCGATAATGTCAGCATGTGGAATTGCACCAGAGGATGATGATGGCAATGCGGCAGAAAAAGCCACACCAAACAAGGTGCAATACATAAAAAAGACATAGCCCTCTATCTGACTAATGGTGAAACTGTTGAGTGCAAAGATATGAGAACTTACAAGGATAAGCTATTAGATATACTCAAACAGTTAGAGGGGTTTAATGCAAGTAATCAGGCTAAGTTTAAGAAGTTACAAGGGTTACGCAAAATGAACTCACCTGTATTTCTTAAAGCATCCCCTGAAATTACACTAGAACTTAACTATAAATTTGACGAGTTGATGGTGAAATATCATGGAAATAGTTAGACATTTTAAAAAGGATTACGTTGATGAACATCAGGGCCCACAAGACCATGATCCGATGAGACGTATGATAAGCAAGATTTTATTACAAGCCGTACAAGAAATTTGTGATAATAGTCAAGCGTTGCATACCCGAGTTGAAGCAATGAAGTGGTTGTTATTTGACACCGATGAGCACTCAACTAACATGAGGGATTATGCATTAGAAGTTACTGGATGGACAAAAGCTGTTTTAACTTTGAACATACAACGTAAGATCGGTATAGAAAAGTGGAAAGAGTTAATGAAAATGGTAACTTATGATTTAATAAACATAGGGGGGCGATAAGCCCCCTTATTTTTTACTTGTTACAAACGTACATGGTTACTTCAAAACCAAAACGCATTTCAGTTGCAGCAGGTGTTGTCCACATAATAAACTCCTTCAAATTATTTCTGCCTTATTGACATTATGAATAGAATAACCTATGCTAAATCTTTAAGCATCAGTAAAATCATGATTATGATACAGGAAGATTTCAAATACGTAGTTGTAGATGGCTATCAAGAGACATTAAAAGCATTTAGAACTAAAGAAGAAGCTGAAGATTTTATACGTCACAAGCCAGATTGCCACATTGAGGAAATTCCAGGGCTAGATTATGACGATTTAATCGACATGTATGGTGAAGCCCCTTTTTAAGCTCGTGGTAAAACTTTAATTATTTCTAATACCCTAGCCTAGGTTGACTCAAGATCGTGCAATACAGAGCGATTGTGTGGGTCATTTTTTAATGAGTAACCCCAGGTTTAGCACTTAACACGTACATATCCATGTTTTGTCCGTAAATCAGAATATAATCTGTCTCATCCTCAGAAAATTGTATCTTAATTGCAGAGTCTTGGTGATCTTCCAGGATTTCAATATTCCAAATCTTCTTACCAATTAAACCATCAATAACTTTTGCTTGCTCTGAATCTAGTTCTTCTATTCTTTGTACTAAACTATCTTCTTCGTCCATCGACCACCATCTTCCAGTACCATGGGCATGAGTTTAGGTTGACCGTCAAGGATCATGCCACATCCTATAACGAACCGAGACTTAAAGTTCTTAGCATATTCAAATGCTAATTCCTTCTGGTTGATCAAGCATCCTACCTGCATACCCCATACCAGTTTGTCAGGATTAGAATAGTATTCAATTTTAAATTTAGAATGATAGTGACCTTGGACTGTATTCATGCCATACTGCTGAGCAACTTTCATTACATCTGCAGCCATACCATGGGTAAAGAAACAGCGTTGATTATCAGACAAGGTAATTTTGAGATCATCGACCCACTTCCAGCCTTCACCTACTTGTAAGAATTCATTGTAAGACTTTAGATATTCCAGGCTCAGACCATGAGCAACAGCTCGACGATATACCAATGAGGAGTGATTAGAATGAACGATAGTCATCTCAGGAAATATCTTTTCTAATGCATGACAGAACTTCCTAGCTTCACGAAGCTCATCACCTGGTGACTTCAGATCTGGATGGTGATTATGAAAAGAGATAGCATGTTGATCTATCTCATCACCGATATTAACAACAAGATCTGGTTTATACTTTTTCTTTAATGCTGTTAAAAATTCAAATGCATCTGGATGGTGATAAGGGATATGTAAATCCGAGATCACCAAGACTGATTTATAACTCATATAAAATCCAGTTGTTGGTTTATATTAGTATATCAGATTAATTAGGCTTCGCAAGCTGTCCACCAAAGTAAAACTCTACAATCAGAGTAGCCCACTGGAAAATCTCATCGAACTTATATAAACCTTTTATTGTTGTAAATGTTTCACCACCACCGATGGTAAACAATCCTAAAAAGCTAAAGCCTTCTGATGTTGTCTTGACTACAGTATCAACACCAAGGATGCCAGCTAATGGATAGACTGCAACGAGTGCGAGGATAACTAAGATAAGGATGCGTCTATTCCATGCAGCAAATGGGGATTCTTTGAGTGCAGATTCTCTAGCTAAATTGATTTGTTCTGATCGTGCAGCCAAACTTTCAAGCATAAGCTTTTGTTGCTCATGTGCTTGAGCTGATTTGATTGCTAGAAGTTTAGCAACAAATCCCAGGATAATAGGGATGAGGTGAGTTAGGATGGCCATTTAGACGCAATCGCCTTCAACCAATCGCTCAATTTTATAAGGGCATTCTTGATCATGCTTACGCTTGGCTTTCGGATAACTTCGTAGGCCACGAGTATCAAGATAACTATGAGTATATAGATCATCCACATTTTGTATTCCTCTTCTTAATAGTTGACATATTCTGGATAGCATTAGATCTTACCTATGATGACAGAGATCACGACGGCACCGAATCCAGCCATGCATCCCCAGATTAACTTGTTGAGCATGGCTTCAAGACGATCAAGACGATAGTGCAATGTTGCATATCGTTCTGCACATAACTTCTCGTGGGCTGCTAGTTTCTCGTCTGGTGTCATCATATTCCTTATCTAAATATTGATACAAAAACTCTACTTGT